GATAGCCACTCTATCGGGTACACCTGCACGACCAAATGGCCCTGCTTGTGGACTATAATACCAAACCTTTTCATACTTTAACATCTTGTCAAGTTTGTTCTTAATCTTTCCTTCAGGTGTTGTAGCCATTATATATGTACCTTTACAGTATTGTCAAGTTATATTCTTGCAAATTCACAAATATTTTTTGCAGGACACCAACCACATAAGCCACTAGGTTTAGCAGGCCAGTTATTATGCTCAACAGATTGATGTATTCTTTCTATACGAGCAAGCATATCAGACCACATTAGATTAGTTTGATTAACTTTAAATGTTTGAGAGTCCATAGACATATCTTTTAACCATATGAATGTAGATTGTACTGTTTTAATTTTAGGGTAATGTTTAAAGACTTGTAAAGCAAACAACTGTAGTTGTGTAAAGTCGGGTCTACGTTTACCTGTCTTCCAATCCATGACTATTGCTTTATCATCTATCAGAATCAGAACGTCTAAGATGGATCTTAACCATGCGTCTTTCTCCCACCAACCTGTTGGTGTAAGGTTTTCATTGAGGCACAGCTGTTGCTCTGCGAGTATAGTTCCACCCATACCCTCTATACTTTTACATAAAGGTTCATACTTTTCTGTACCATCAGACAGTGGTTTACTATCTACTAGTCGGTGTTCTAAACTAGAGTGTACTCTTTCACCATATTTTGTAGCGTCACTACCTGTGTCTTGTACTTCTTTCATAACACGTTGGTGATAGTAACGCTTTGGGCAGTTCTCATACATCTTAATAGATGAATATGAATGTGTTAGTTTTATATCCATATTATTCACCTGCCGCACGACGTAAAATGTCATGCTTTAGGGTCTCAATAAAACCTACTAGTCCTACTGTATCATCTATCTTCGTAGAGAATCTAACGTACTTACCTTTTACCTTGACAAGTATTACCAAGTCGCCTAGGTCAGCGTCGTTAGTAGATGAAACAGTTTCAGTAAGTTCTTTAATTACCTTTAAGGTACTTTCTTTCTTACTCATTTTGCTTCTCCATAGTTTTTGCCTACACCAACTTCACAATCAACTGGTAGTGTAGGTGCCCAGCTGGGGGGTTTAGACATCTTCCTGACAATAAGTTGTTGTGCGTTTGTCAACTCATCGTCCGGGACGGATATGATAATCTCATCATGAACTTGAAAAGCCACATGATAATGTTTACCAATAGATGCCATCTGTTCAGTGATTACAATACGAGCAAGTGCTTGTACTATATTCTCTGTAACTTTACCGCCATATATTTTAGTCCAATCTATACTATCCTGCTCACCTGTCATAACTCTTTTAGTTACAAGTTTACGAAAGGTTCTTGCATTGTTAATATAAACGTACCCATCTTCTCCTCTGCATAATGCAGGGTAAAGAACTTTTAATTTGTTAGGAAGTATTATACCTTCGCCATCATAGTGTGCAATGTCACATAGACTACCACTACGACCTGCTACCATTTCAGTAAGTGCATGATTACATCTATTCCAAAATGAAGTTATCTTATGGTTTTTATTCCTATACAAGTTTACAATTCTTTGTGCCTCATTCTCATCTATATCTAGAGATATACCACCCATACCAAGAGCAAGAGTATTTCTAAACTTAACATGACCCATGCCATAACCCAAGCCAAGGATACAAGTCTTGCCAACAAACCTTGCGACCTTGTCCTCTTTAGTCACTCTCTTATTATATACCTCACTAGCGAACTCACTATAAACATCACGACCCTCACGAAAGGCTTGAAGTAAATCATCCTGTCCTGCAACATACGCAACCATGCGAGCCTCAATTTGTGACAAGTCACATGCAAGTAATGATTCACCAATAGGTGCTGTGATAGCTTTACGAATAGCGCCACTACGAGGTAGGTTCTGCAAATTAAGTTTATCACCACCACTAAACCTGCCAGTGTGCGCTCCATAATAATTAAGCATGATAGGTAGGCGACCACGTTTCGATACCTTTATAAGGTTCTCAGTCCGCGTCTCCTCTATTGTCGATTTTGTGCCGAGCCGAGCCGCGACCAAATTTTGAACTCTAGCGTCGGGGTGTTCTAATAAATTAGTGAACTCTTTATCTGTCTTTGCAAAAGCAAAAGACTCTTTGCCTGTCCTTAGACTTATCTTAGTCGGTGGCTCTACGCCCACAGTCTTTAGTAACTTAGCAAAGATTTGATTAGACATCAGTGCTTTCTTGACTTTCTCCTGACTCAAACCTTTCAACGCTAAATCATCAATAAGTTTCTGTTTGTTTGCCTTGACTTGCACGAGATGATCAGCCAATGAATCACCATCAAGTACGATAGTCGGCTCAGTATACATACGAATGGTTTGGTCAATCACCAATAACTCTGTCGGTGGAAATTTTTTAGATAACACTTTGAACAGTTGATAAGTAAGGTCAACATCATTGACACAATAGCTTGCATACCTATCAAGTTCTTCAGGTGTGAAGTCCTGTCGATGTTTACCGAGTGCCTGTACAACCTCATCACCTTTCTTACCTAAGTTATAATGGCTAACTAAATTCTTAAGTGAACCCCCCACAGTTGCATTGTGATATGGTCTTGCCATAGATAAAGTATCGAACCAAAGTTTAGGCTTGATACCATAGTGCCATGACAATATTGCTCCATCGAATACAGTATTGTGAGCAAGTATAACCTTGTTAGAATAGTCCAACGAGTTTAGAAACTTGCCCACATCATTACCACTATACCAATCAGTAGGGTGGTTATTAACTTTGACACCAACACCAATGACCTCAAACCTATCATCACGAATGTATGCCTCTGTTGTCATCTTCGACAAAGAATATTCTCTGTCATAATAAGTCTCAAAATCTATGGTTACGATGTCCATTACTTCTCCCTTGTTTTATTTATATTAGGAACTTGCTCACCTGCTAACGCTCCATAGCCACAAGTATCCACATAGTTATCCACGTTGTGTGGATTCTCTGTAGTCCTAGCAACCTTGTACAGCACCATCATCATGGGTACTTCGTGTGGAAATATATCCACACCTAAGTATGTACTCCATAAATCAGACACCATTTCAAAGTTCTTACTAGCATCACCATGTTCTACTTCTCTGTCAGTTGATGTTAGCTTGTCAGCTTTTTTAAGTATGTTGTTCCGATTGTATCTAGACTTCTTTGACATCTGTTTCTCCATTTAAGTTATATATACCTATACCTTTGCCACAATGTAGACTGTATGTATTGCAAGCATCTACAGCTTCTTTAGCATTAGCACCCATAGCTAATGCCCCATAAGCAAAGTCTTTACCATGACCAAAAGCATGAAGGTTATGTCCGTAGTGTACTGGATGGGCAATGCCATCGTACAACCACAAACCTGTATCCCTGTGAATGACAATCAACTGTGAGCTGTGCCGTGTAAGTTCAGGGAATGATTCAGGCAAGGCACCATCTTTGTACCACTCTCTAAGTTTGATTACATCATCAAGTAATCCCACTCCCGATACAATACATACCTTACCTGTCTTTTTATCTGTTATATACCAAGCTTTATCTGATTCCCATTTAGCAGAACCATCATTAGCTTGTCTGTCAGTAGCTAAACTTACTCCATCCCATACTAATACTGTCATGTTAAGATGCCTCAAGTTTGTATCCACCATAACGATGCTTCTCAGCAGTACGTTCATCATGTCCTTCTGATTGAAACACTTTGAATCGTCTACGCAATGGGATACTTACGTCAGCAAATATTCTATCTACTGTTTTAATTAACTCATCTACTGTCGGTACTTCTGATTGTCTGCCCCAACCATTGTTAGACATACTTGATTCTATGAAACCTTTGAGAAGATGTTTAGGAAAGTCCACTGTAGTCATGCTTTCTTGCAGACAATCTAGCCATTCTTCAGATGACCAATCGGGTTGTCTTGCATGATAATGGTTTTGTGATTTCTCTCGTTCCTTAATAACTTCCATAGCAATAGCATCAAGTGCATGAACTTTGGCTCTAGCTTTCAAACCTTTCTTGTAAGCAGTGAGCATTTGCCTCCACTCTTTTCGCTTTGCAGGTATCTCAATGAACTTGTCATCGGGCTTCTGATTAAGACACTCACCTGTCAACAAGTTGAACTGTATGCCACAGAAGTATGAAGGCCCACTGTTCATAACAGAATTGAATGTACTGTATGCCGCGTACCTATCGTTGTTACCTTTAATCTTCTCATGTATCTCAGCATCAAGGTTCTTGGTGTTACGAATACGATACAAACCCTTACGATGTCTGTTGATTACAAATGGAAACCATCTGTAGAAAGATGATACATAAGATTGAGACATACCAATGATGTGACTTTCTTTAGCCACAAATGTGATGATGTTGTCAGGTGTTATGTCAGCCAATGGTTCAGTACCATAGCCTTGACATACGATACGCATTGTATCCCCCTTCTTAAACATTCTCCAGTTTTGATTGACAGGCTTACCTTTATCAGGCCACCTTGCTGTGTTGAAAGATGCCAACATTTCTTGATAGGTATTAAGAGACCTATCACTCTGCCACCATGTGTACATGATTACTCCTTTACTTGGTTAGTTTATTAAATGTTACAGCCGCAGTCATACCATCTAGGTCTGCCCCTATGTCTGTTACTTCGGCTTTCTTCTTCTCGACAATCTTCTTATGTCGTTCCTTTGCTTCTTCAGGTATTAAATCCCACAGTGCAGGCCATGCTTTCAATGCAGGTGCCAACGTGCTGTAGGTATTGATGACTGATTTAATACCCTCAAGAAACTTCTCTTGTTTAGATTCTTGTTCAAATATTTTACGTTTGTATTCTTTGAACTCAGGCTTTAACCAATCCCATCTTGCATCAGTATAGTCAGCTTTACCTGTCCTCCACTCGGACTTGAATCCTGTAATAGATTGTACAAAATCTTTAGGCCATGGTTGTGCTGTACTGAACTGAAGTCTTACATCATCACACTCATATGCTTTGGTATTATACTCAGCAGTTTGAAACACAACATCTTGTGGTGCGTTGACAAACCCTCCAAAGTCTATGGATTCTTTCTTATCCATTGCATAGTCAGGTAGTGCTTTGAACTTTGCAATTATCTCAGCAGGAAAGAAACATTGGTACATTTTATCTGCCCAATGTGCAGGTACATCTGCTTTAGCTTTATCTATATTCTCTTTGAACATAGCCTTAGCATTGCCTTGTATAGTATCTTTTAATTGTTCACTAAATCTTACAGTTGCCATCTTGGTCTCCTTTGTTCCATTGATTAACTAAGTCACGAACATGCTGTTCAGCCATTGCTCCTAACTCTTTACCTATCTTGGTAAATGCTTGGTCGTTGGTCATGCCCCATTCATCAAGACAGGTGACCAACATAGTCTCTGCCTCAATCATTAACTTCTTAACTTCACCCATTATTATCCTCCATCATTACGACCTCACCAAATGGTGCTTTGTCATCATGCGTTGACACCCATAGAACTGGGTAGTCAGGTGCATCACCAAAGTCATCACAGCAAAGGTCAGTTAAAAATATACATGCTACAGGTTCGATGCCATGTTCCATCATGTACTTGAATACAGGACTAAACGCAGTACCACCTCCACCATGTGGTTTCACAACAGGTTCATCATCTTGTCCGAACTCATCATAGTGTGATACTTCGGAATCAAAATAGATTACATGAACCTTGGTTGGTCTTTGGTCTTGCCATACTGTACTAATCTCACTAGCAAACTGATTGATTTCATCTTGGTCAATCGAGCCTGAACAATCGACAGCAAAGGCAATCTCTCCTAGTGATTCACCTGATACACTAGGTAAGTACAATCCTTGTGATAAGAATCGTCTGTTTGGTCTAGCCCATGAGCGTTGGTCAGACCGACACTTGACAACAAATCTCTGTAACACATCCCTCCAGTCCACTTTGGGTTTAAGGATTGCATCAACTAGACGTTCAAGTCCTGCACTCATCTTGCCCATCATCTTTGCAGACTGAGCCGCTTGTGCAACTTTGACTTTCCATTCAGCTTGTTGTTGTGATACTTCAGCAGGTGAACCTTGCCCATCTTCACAACTGTCAAGTGGTTGACCTTGACCACCATTACCTTGCCCATCATCAGGTGTGTCAGGTAGAAGGTTGAAGATACCATCACTGGTACCTCCGCCATTGTTGTATATAGTGTCATCAAGTAGACCTTGTTCAGGCATCTTACCGATACCCTCATCTGTCAACAGCTTGTTGATTACATAGTCAGCCGCTTGATTCCACTTGTAAGCATCACGCTCACCTCTACGGAAATTGTGTTCCAACATAGGGTGCATACATTCGTGAGCAACAAGGAACTTAAGTTCCTCATCACTCAACCCATTGCAAAACTCCTCATTGAATAGGACACGCTTACCATTGGTAGCCGCAGTAGGTACTGAGTTATCAATACTCATTGGCATATTGAGAGCAACACTACCAATAAATGGATGCTCAAGAATCAATGCTGTCTTAGCTTTACTGATTCGTTTAGTTACATCTTGCATTAGTTACCTCCCATAAATGCACCCATCTTGTCCATGATGTCCTTAGCTTCAGCCGCTTTCACACGTCTCAAGTCAGGGTCATTACGCAAACTGTCAGGGTGGTTGTTGACCAATGAACTCTCAACTTGTTGACGCATGGTCTCCAAGTCAGGGTCATCAGCAAAGTTAAGTCTTGATAGAACCGAACAAACTTCTTTGGTATTATCAATAAGAGTATCTCGGAAGATAGCTTTAGGGTCTGCAAGTTTCTCAGCCATATGTTTGACCTTGTCATACAGACGTTGCCAAGCTTCCTTCATTGCTTGTTCAGCCGCATCTTGTACTCTCGACTCAACATCAGATTGGATACGACTTAGTTCCTCATCTGAAATCTGAACACGAAAGTCATTCGATGGTACAGGAAACACAGCCAAGTCCATGTTGAACCTACGCTGTATGTCATGAAGCATAGGATAATCACTAGCATTGTAGAGATTACCAAGGAATCGTTGTGCATCTTGCTTAAGTCTTGGGTACTCATCCCAAAACTTATCTACAAGTTGTTGCCATTCAGCTTTCTCATTCCTGAACTCAGTCATGAAGTTGAGATAGTTTGCAGATGGTAACAACATCGTACCCTCAATACCCCATGGTAGGGTATTGGCATAGTATTTGGCACGAATAGCTGTAGTTTTCTTATGAACATTATCTAGATAATCATTCATTGGTAGCAACGATTTGTTGTATCTACCTGCACCAATCGTAGTATTGTTCTGCTGTGCTACCTGTTCAGTAGCACGTTTGTCATACTTACGAGCAGTCCACTGTGATACATTGAGTTGCACCAGTAGTGCTTTGTCACTTAGTTTCATACTTACCTCCTTAGAATAGTACGTCTTGATGTTTAACAGCCCATTTTGTAAACGCTTGCGTTGAAGCCAAGTCAGGATTCTTACGACTTGCATACGATACTGATAGAACTGAAAACTCAGGTGGCATACGTTCTGCATATGTCACAACACGTTCGAAGTTGTTCTCAGTTGCTCGTTCTGCAATAGCACCAGACAGTGCATACAACGTAGCAGGGTCATCAGGAACCTCGGCTGTAGTAGGATTCATGATGATGTTGTCAGGATTTGGTAGCTTACGATATATCTTAACGAAGCCTACAAACTCTGCTGCTGCACCTTCACCGACAGCACCCTTGAATGTTTCATACTCTGCTTCAGCAGGTACAATACCAAGTGCATCGGATACACCCTCAACCCATGAACGTGGTGTAGGGTTTTGGTCACGTTGTGCATCGAAGTCATGCAGTAAGTTAGGTCTAAACCTAATGAACGAGATAACCTCAGACTTGACACCATGGTCGATTGCCCAACTACACCAGTCATCAAGGTGAGTTTCAAGTTCATACACAGTCTCACGATTACGCAGATGAGATAACACTCTGTTAGCACCTGCCCTGTCAGACTGTCTGTTACCTGTCGATACAACCATCCAACCTTTCTTGAGTGGTTTACCATGTAGGTTCCTAGCTTGACAGATGTTAGCTAAGACTTTCTGTAAGTCTGCATTGGCTTGGTTCCTGTCGTCGAAACATAAGATACCAGTGTCAGGTATATCAGTCCTATCCTCCGATGGAAACCAATCAGGTAACTTGTAATGTAACATGTCATCACCATTGGGATACATGATACCGAAGTCCTCTACTAGCATTGTAGGCATATGTTTCTCAATGAAACCTACGTCTAGTTCTTTAGCAACTTCTTCACAGATGGTTGTCTTACCCCCTCCAGGGGATCCTTCAATCGCCGCTGTACGCTGTGTAGGGAACAGGGATTTAATAGTTGATTTTAGTAATGTAGCTCGCATCATTTACCTCCTTTGTATTTACGATGGTCAGGGCCATAGGTAACAACTTGTTTACCTACCCTACTAGCTTTGGCAATCATCTTGTCGTGGAAGGTTAATGGATTGCCATCATCATCCTTCACTATTGCTCCACCTTTCGAATGCTTAAGCATGAAAAGTTTCAGTGCAGTTTTTGTCATGGTAGAAATACTCCTATGAACTCGGTTGGTGTTATACAAGAATTCCATGCAGTCCAATATTGTTCATCCCATGACTCACAACCGAGCATGAAATTGAGTAGGGTGAACACTATTAACAGACTGAATAAAATGACGAGAATGGTAGCACCAATGTACTGTAAACTTCTGTACATCATAATCCTACCGATTGTGCTAGAGATGACAGTAAGTAATATACAAACCCACCGATACCTCCTGCAACAAGACCAAACATTATCCAAGATTTCATTTGACTATCCCTCCTTTGGTATTAAACCCAATCAAATCCTTTCGATTGGTTACTAACATGTAGTTAGATTTGTGCATTGGTAGTACAGTATGCACTACCTGTTTAGCTTCCTTGTCACCACAAATCATGCAAGTAGTGTAACCTAAACTTACACGTTTGTCATGTATATCTGCATCACAAAGTACACATTGAGACATATAATCCTCCATAAATTGATTAATAAAACACGAAAAGGGAGAGCAGTAATACACCACTCTCCCTGATTGTACTAAGCAAGCTTTTCCATCTTGCTTTTATTAGCATTTGTAGATGTTGGTAAGAATGCTACATAAGGAGCACCCCAACGATTGACTAGTAACATTGCTTTCAAGTCACCAGTGTTAGCTTCAGGAATGAAGAAGTTTACTTCAGCCTTCAACTTTGTACCAAGTTCAGTCATTGTCTTTGAAAGACCATCAACTGAATCAGCATTGTACTGCCCTTCAGGATCTGCTTTCACAACAATCTTGTTCTTAGTATTCTTAAAGATAGATACATTACCTTCATATATTTTAGCCATATTGACCTCCAGTTATTAAGTTAAGTTAATGTTCATGGAATATCCGTAAAGGAGAATCCCGAAGAACAAACCCACTTTGGGCGACGAGGCTCGATTTGTCAAGTTTGGCTCCGTACACAGAGAAAGCGTCAAGTTTAAACTAGTAGTTATCTACTGGTGGGTGGCACTATCTGTGTGTATGTTGTGGTTTATATATGGTAGTTAGATAGGTTTAATCGTTTGTTTGTAAGGGTTTGAGAGTTAGTATCTAAAGTATCTAAGTTTTAGAAAGTAATCCTTGGCTACGCAAAAACCTTTATATTACACTAGATTTAGATTTGGAGAGTGATGTATGTAAATTTAATAGATAATTTAGATAGTTAAGATAGTATTCTCCTGCGTATATGGTGTAAACCCTTGTAAACTAAGGCCATTTGGCAATCCAAGTGTAAACTTTCGCTATCTAAAACTCAAGATGTTGTGTCAAGTATGCTTTTAGATACTAGATAGCTGTATAACTTTACACCAAATGTACCACAACCTGTAAACTAAAGGTTTAACTTGACGTTTAATCTAAGATAATGTCGTGCCGAAACCCCCCGACGTATGGGATTATATATATTAAAAAATAAAAGACAAAAAAAAGGAGAGAGCTTGTTAGGCTCCCTCCGTTCTCCTTAGTGTAGCTTTATTGCTGGGTTGTGTGAGACTGATACATTGTCTGCTTCGATCTCTGTGTCATGCTTCAGCTTGAATGCTAGGTTCTTGGCGTCAGCTTCCTTGTAGTACCATCTTGAGTAAAGGTTTCCGTATTCAATCCAATCTACTCGGTACTCTCTTTTACAATCTTTCATTGACATAATTGTCTCCAGTTTGTTGTGAGGGGAGATTGCTCTCCCCTCGGGGTTAAGTTAGGCTAGCTTAGTCACTTTTGACTTGGCTTGACCCTCGGCCTTGGCTGGCAAGATAGTAATTCTAGGATTACCGTATCTGTCAGCCATTAGTAGAACATCAGTTCCACCGTCAGCCTTGAAGAAACTCCACTTATGTAGTGGCATTTTCTTCGCCTTACTAAGTTCCTGAGCCTTAGCGTACAGTTCCTTAGCGTTAGTTGAATTCCAAGCGCCGTTTAGGTCGCGCTTCAGGGCAATCTCACCCTTGGTGTTAGCAACTAGGCTAACATTACCTTCAAAGATTCTACTCATGTAGACCTCCAGTTGTTAGTCAGTATTCCCGCTGACTGTTCGGGTATCAACGTTTTGTTGATGATTTAACTATGG